GTCTTTATAGTACAACTTGCCGTCGGTGATGTTGATTGCCAACTCACCATTGACGAGGTTAGCGGCCAACGGCGCTGTAGCCGCTGTGGTGCTGTAGTATAACGAAATTGGTGTGTAGCCCGTAGCTGCCATATTTATTCCTTATTAAGGTATGCTAATACTTCTTTTGGTTTTACAAATCGGTCGTTTTTATGTTCAACAAACTCCCACCATAGGAATTGGTTTTCTACTAAAGTTGACCGATCTTTTAGTAGGTTAATATTTTCTGGGTGGCCAAAAATAAAAGGATCTGATACTGACCACAACACTATTCCACTTTTGCCTTCATCCCACGCAAGGTGTTGAAAAAAGCTGTCAACGCCAATCCATGTTTTGCACTCCCTAAGCAACTGTCTTAACTCGCTTATTGGCAAGTTTTTTCTAAAGTCTGGTACCAGTTGCTTTTCGCCTTCTATTCCTACTTGGATAATTGGCTTGTCAATCTGACTAATCAATTCTTCCCAGTAAGGATAGTTCTTTGGGTTCTGTTTACCATTGCGCAGTTTTTGTGCATACGGGGCTATGATAATCATGTGTATAGCTTCCTGTACGCGTCTTCTAAACTGCCTTTCCATTTCCACTGATCCATTTTGCCGTATATGTTATACGGGCCAATGTCACCAAATAACTTCTCTGCTTGCGCTATTGATCTGCCGGGAACCACTTCAGGGTAGCATGTAAAAACTTCAGGGCTACGTATTGCAGGCAAAACATGACTAAATACAATGTGATCGCCAAGACCGCAATTGAGTACCACAATGGTCTTATCACGATACTGCAAAACATTCCTAAAAATTTGTTCATCATAATCATACATCTCGCGTCTTGTTTCACTGCGAATCCCACCTTGTGGGTTCTTCATGTGCCATGTTACGGCATCTGGTACCGCTAAAATGCTGTAGCCTCTGCGGTGCAAGTTATAAGTAAATAGCGTCTCTTCTCTGTGCGCCACTCGGGACAAACCCAAATTATAATCTTGCACACCAGCGCGATACAAGAAGGTGCAATGTAAATGCTCAACTTCTCTTGCTGTTGCTATCTTGCCCCACTGCACGTTGGGCTCACTATCAATGTTATCAATCTTACCGGTAACATTTCCGGTGTTTGGCATATATGGCGGGGTTAACACCGAACCACCTACAGCACCTAAATTGGGCCAGATTTGTGTCCAATGATACAAATTCTCAAGCACGTTGGCTTCCGGTATTGCGTCATCATCACAACGCCAAACCCAATCGTAGCCCATCGTATTTGCGCGTTGGTGGATGTGGTGCTGACCTTTTTTATCAGCGTACTGCCACTCCCATGCAATACCTTTTGCATCTAACATTTGAAAAAAGTATTGGTAAATCATCTCACTGCGCATGTCTTGTGGCTTGTCATTATCATCAAACACAACCAGCTTATCTACTGGTTTGGTTTGGTTAATAATAGCGTTTAATACTAGTGGCAGTGTTGTAAAGTACCTCCCGCGTGTTGCCACGGAGCAGAGAACTTTACTCACTTGCAGTCCACCGACAAATCATCAAGTTGCAAGGATTTGACGCGTCAATCTTTTGTGGTACATCTGTAATCTCGCCGTGCTCGTTGATGTAATTAAACTCAAAGCCCGAAAAGTGACGTTCGTTCAATCCATGCAGCTTATGATGTGGCCCCCAAAATCCGGGTGGCTCATTCATTGGCACAGTAATCAACAAACGCTTACAGTGCTTTTTAAGATTCTCAACAATCTCCATGCCGGTGTCAAGGTGCTCAATTACTTCAAACGCCACAATGGTGTCATACTGTTCTAGCTCGTAGGTGTTGATGTCACACCATTCAAACTTAGCGTTGTACCCCCAGTCTTGTTCTTTAGCAACTTCAACAATGATTGGGTCGTAGTCTACGCCGGTATACTCAATGTCTTTTGGAAAAAATTGAATACCATAACCATTTGAACAACCAATTTCTAAAATTTTTTTACCGAGCAGATTTTTTGCTGCCCAGTTGTATCTTGTTACTTCGCGTGGGTATACCGTATCGCCTTTTAGAAATACTGCGCGTTCCCAAAAGTTTGATAAGCGCCAGCGGTACCATTCTGTGTTGTACTTTTTAGCTAACCTTAATGAGTTAATTAAAAAGATGTTGTCCCAACCTTGTACTAAATTGGCGTCGTGCATGGTGCCTTCGCCTTTGTGGTAGATTGGAAAGCCGCCTGTATATTGCGTTCCATCCCACAACTTTTCAAACACTTCTAATACTTTAAAGCCAGCTTTTTCAGCTTCAATGCAAAATTCAGTATCTTCTCCGCCGCCTACGCCGTACTCTTCGTTTAGTAATCCGATTGTATCGAATACTCTGCGGTGAATCATAACACAAAAGAACACTGCAAAATCACGACCCGCTGGTTCAGAATTTCCTTTAATAATGCAAGAGATTCCACAGTTTGGATCAACAAATGGCCTGTCTAAAATGTCAAGCCACTGGTTTTGATTTTGTTCCAACAAAACAGTGTCGTTATTTAACAAAACAATTTTGTTGCATGTTGCAACCTTAATGGCTGCGTTATTTGCTCCTGAGTACCCAAGTGCTTTGTCTGACCAAACCACTTTTAAATTGGGCACTGCTGTTGCCAAATAATCTAAGTATGCTTTTGTGTTATCTACACAACCGTTTGCGGATATAATTAATTCAATGTCTTCTAAGTTGGTATACTTAACAATTGAATCCACACACGGCTTTAAATACTTTTCACAATGATTGTAAGTTGGTATTACAATGCTATATTTCATATTGTCCTCAAAGTTCATACGAACTTATATTATATTACTAAAATGTTCCGCCTGTCACCCCGCCGGTAAAGGCGTTAGTTACGGAATTGTATGTTAAGCCAGTGTTTACATAAGGGGCTTGGCTGCCTGTTGTTCCAGAAACAAAAGTAACGTATCCGGGGTTTAGGGTACTGGTGGTGGTTACGGATATGGCTGTTGGAGTCACACCACTGTAACCAGAGATGCCGCTGTAGCCGGAGATACCGCTATAGCCAGAAATACCACTGTATCCACTGTAGCCAGAGATACCGCTGTAACCAGAGATACCGCTAAAACCGCTGTAACCAGAGATACCACTGTAGCCAGAAATACCGCTGTAGCCAGAAATACCGCTGTAGCCAGAGATACCAGAATATCCGCTGTAACCAGAAATACCAGAATATCCGCTGTAACCAGAGATACCGCTGTAACCAGAGATACCGCTGTAACCAGAGATACCGCTGTAACCAGAGATACCGCTGTAACCAGAGATACCGCTGTAACCAGAGATACCGCTGTAACCAGAGATACCGCTGTAACCGCTGTAGCCAGAGATACCAGAATATCCGCTGTAGCCAGATATGCCGCTGTAACCAGAGATACCAAAATATCCGCTATAACCAGAAATGCCGCTGTAGCCTGATTTTCCGCTGTATCCGCTAAAACCACTAAAACCAGAGAAACCGCTTATGCCGTTTGCAATGGCAAAAATGATTGGTAAATTGTTTGCAAATCCGGTTGTGCCTGTACCCGAAGAGCTTACCAATGAAGCGGGGATTGTATAGTATCCACCAGCGTTTGTTGGGGTTCCAGTGATAATCCAAGTTTGTTGGTTAGCACTGTTGCTTTGATCTTGAATAACAACTTCTTCAGTCGTTGCAAGCAAAGCCAAAAATACGCTAATGTCAACACCATTTGCTGCCGTTGTGCTGACGTTTAATTGTGTTGCACTTGTTTGTGTGGCGTTGTTCCACAACAAATAATCTATTCCGGGGTTACCGCTGGTAGCAGAAGTATTTGCTTTATAAAAATAATAACTGCTTGATATACCGCTTGCGCCGCTGTAACCTGATATTCCGGAACCGCTGTAACCAGAGATACCGCTGTAACCAGAGATACCGCTGTAACCAGAGATACCGCTGTAGCCAGAATAGCCACTAAAACTAGAATAACCAGATGTGCCAGAATACCCGCTATAGCCGCTATAGCCGCTTATTCCAGATCCAGAGTACCCAGATATGCCTGAGAAGCCAGAAAGGCCTGAAACGCCGCTATAGCCCGAAATACCGCTATATCCACTGTAGCCAGAGATACCGCTGTATCCTGAATAGCCAGAAATCCCTGACCAACCGCTGTATCCGCTGTAGCCTGACACGCCAGAACCACTATAGCCAGAGATGCCTGAAAAACCAGAAAGACCAGACACACCACTATAGCCAGATGTTCCGCTATACCCGCTGTAACCTGATATACCAGAGATACCAGAGTAGCCAGAGATGCCAGACCAGCCACTATAACCGCTATAACCAGATACACCAGAACCTGAGTAGCCAGAGATACCAGAAAATCCAGAAAGACCCGATACGCCACTAAAACCTGATATGCCGCTATATCCAGAATATCCACTAATACCTGAATAACCAAACGCGCCACTGATACCAGAGTATCCAGAAAAACCACTGGTTCCTGATTTACCGCTGTATCCAGAAGTACCAGAAAAACCACTGTAGCCAGATACACCGCTAAAACCCGATGTACCTACGCCGCTATAACCAGAGTATCCACTATAACCAGACCAGCCAGAAATAGGGCCAATAACTTGTTGTGTGCCATCGCTGTAATAAATTACTAAATCGCCATTCGATGGAACGTAAACAATTGTAGTGATCAGTTTGCCGGGCGACGCAGCATTGGCAATCTGTGATACAGACGCCTGCTTTGTTACTCCGTTTTGTACCAGCGGTACCTGTTCGTTACCAGTTAAGGTGATCGCAACAGGCAGCTGCGTTATCGACTGATCTGCCATTTGTTTTTATTAAGTATAAGTAAATGCGCCGTGCGCTGTTGCAGTTCCAAACGGAGAAATCACAGTTAAGTCTACTAAGCCCGCAACAGC